ACATCTTCCCCAATGGCTTCAACAGGGTATAAAAGAATGGAATAAAGGCTCTTTCGTTCTAGAAAATAACAGCCGTGTTATCGCCGCCGCTACTTCTGCATCAGCTATCCGTGGTTACACTATTAACCTTCTATTCATTGACGAAGCTGCGCACATTGATAATTGGGACGAATTTTTTACTTCTGTTTATCCTACTATTTCGTCTGGTACAGATTCTAAAATCGTTCTTGTTTCAACTCCTAATGGTTTGAATCACTTCTATAGTACTTGGGTTAATGCTCAAGAAGGCAGAAATGGATATAATCCTATCCTTGTAAATTGGGAAGCGGTTCCAGGCAGAGACGAAAAGTGGAAGCAAAACACACTTGCTGGTATGAACTTTGATATAGAAAAGTTCGACCAAGAAATGAATTGCGAGTTTCTAGGTTCATCAGGAACTCTTATCTCTGGTTGGAAATTAAAAGAGCTGGTCCACCAAGCTCCAATAGTTAAGCAAGAAGGGCTAATTCAGTATTACAAACCTGAAAAAAATCACATTTATATTATAATAGCAGACGTTTCTAGAGGTAAAGGGCTGGATTATTCCGCCTTTCAAGTTATAGACGTTACTAAAATGCCTTACGATCAGGTATGCGTATATCGTAACAATGCGGTTACTCCTGTTGACTATGCTGATGTTATACATAGAATTGCTAAAGCTTACAATAATGCTTCCGTTTTGGTTGAAATAAACGACATAGGCGAACAGGTTTCTCATTCTTTACATTATGATTTCGGCTACGAACATATACTTTTTACAGAAAATGCTGGTAGAAGTGGTAAACAAGTTACAGCTGGATTTAGCGGAAGGTCTGCGGATAAGGGAATAAGAACAACCAAAGTTGTAAAATCTGTAGGTTGTTCAATATTAAAACTATTAGTTGAGCAAAATCAATTTATAATAAATGATTTTCATACAATAAACGAGCTTTCGACTTTTTCTAAAAAAGGAAACTCATACGAAGCAGAATCGGGAAAACACGACGACTTAGTTATGTGTTTGGTTCTTTTTGCTTGGTTGTCCGAACAACAATATTTTAAAGATTACTCAAATATTAATACTTTGATGTCATTAAGAGAAAAAACTGAAGAAGATATGGAATTAGATTTATCTCCATTCGGTTTTATTTTTGATGGAAGAGAAGATTTTAAAGATGATGAATTCGAAAGGATTGTGCCTGAAAGCTGGATGTGGAATCAACAGTCGGATTTTTAAAATCCTAATTTTAATAAATAATTACAAATTGGTTCATAAGTTCTCATAAAAGGAGAGATAAAAATGGCATTTCAGTTAAGTCCAGGCGTAAATGTTAGCGAAATTGATCTAACAACAGTTGTGCCTACAGTAGCAACATCTGATGGCGCTGTTGCTGGCGTATTTCGTTGGGGTCCAATAGGTCAAAGAACTTTAGTTGATTCTGAAAATCAGCTAGTTTCTAGATTTGGCAAACCAACAAATCATAATCCAGAAACATTTTTTACTGCAGCTAACTTTTTAGCTTATGGTAATCGTTTGTATGTTTCTCGTGCAGCTAAAACTACTGGTTCTACACCAGCTAATGTAACTTTCACGCTTACTGGTAACTCTACCAGTAATTCTAATACAGTATTAACAGGAACTACTGCTAATACTGGTTTAGAAGTAGGTATGTACATTACTCAAACTTCTAATATTTCAGTTATTCCGCTTTCTCAAACTGGCGAAGCATTTTCTATTGTTTCGATAAACTCTTCAGCTATTGAGTTGTCAAAAAGAATTGTAGGAGCTAATGGTTCTTCTGACTTAAATTTTGCTCGTCTTGATACAACATATACAGCTGTTGCGACTGATGCTAATACTACTGCTGTTGTGGTTGCAAATCTTGTCAATCAAATTGTAAGAAATGAAAACGAATATGTTTCTATGGAGGGTAATTTTGACCCTGATTTATTATATGTCGCAAAGTATCCTGGCGCAATCGGAAACTCTCTAAAGGTTTCTATTTGTGACTCAGCAAATCAGTTTTCTTCAAATGTTGATTTAGGAGCTTTTGGTCTTCAGCTGTTAGTTGGATCAAACAAAGGTTACATTACTTCAAACGGTACTTCTAATGCAGCCGTAAACACTGCTTTTGGTAGCATTGAAGTTGATGATTATATATTAGTTGGTAACAGTACAATAAATCAACAATATTTAAAGATAACTGAAAAAAGCTATAGTCAAAATACTACTTCAAATTTAACTTTTAGTAATACTGGTTCAAATGGTGGTATAAACACAATTAGTGGATCTATCTCATTAAACAACCTAACAGGTTCTAATCTTGTATTTAATATCGGCGATATAGTAGTTTATTCTAATACTGGTGCAGTAACAACTGGCAATTTAACGAGCGGCGCATCTTACTTTGTGATTGATGCAAATAGTAGCAGTATAAACCTTTCAAGTACGAGAGATGGCGCTTCAGCTATTACAGGTGCTGCTAGTGGCGCAAACAATACTCTAACACTTAATGAAAATCAATTAACATTGACTTTTGAGGATCCATACAGATTAAGTCAAAACTATTCAACTAATAACGTTCAGCGTTATTGGGGCTACTTTAATCTAGTTGATACTGCTCCAGGTCAGTCTGACTACGTTCGCGTTAATGGTAATACTTCTGCTAATGACGAATTACACATCGTTGTTGTTGATGAGGACGGACAGTTTACTGGCACTCCAGGAACTATTCTTGAGGTGTACAAGGGTCTTTCTCGCGCAACTGACGCAACCAACAATGATGGCTCAACCAATTATTACAAAACAATAATTAATGATTCTTCTGAATATATTTGGTTTGCTAATGATAGATCAGCAGCAGTTTCAAACACTGCTCTGGACATACAAAGTTCTACTGAAGATTCTCCGCTTTATATGTCTATGAAATTCGGTAGCGATGGATTGAACGAAGCTAATGCAACTCTTCCAATTATCGGTAGCGCATTAGATTTATTCGCTTCGCCAGAAGATATTGATATTTCCCTAATTATGCAGGGTCGTCCATTAGGAGGAACTACTGTAGTTAACGGCGAAACTATTAATAACTTCCAATTAGCAAATTATATAATCGACAATATCTGCGAAGTTCGTAAGGATTGCGTTGCGCTTATTTCTCCTGATAAGTCCAAGGTTCTTAATAACGTCGGCGGTGAAGCTCTAAGTTTGAAAAACTGGAGAGGCGCAATCAGAAGCACTTCTTATGCGGTTCTAGATTCTGGTTATAAGTATCAATATGACCGTTACAACGATATTTACCGTTGGGTTCCTCTAAATGGTGATATCGCGGGTCTATGCGTAAGAACTGACAACACTAACGATGCTTGGTGGTCTCCAGCTGGTTTCAACCGTGGTAATATTAAGAATGTAGTTAAGCTTGCTTGGAATCCACGCAAAGCAGAACGTGATGTTCTTTACAGCAACGGAATTAATCCAGTTGTTACATTCCCAGGTCAGGGTACTATTTTGTTCGGTGATAAAACTTTACAGGCCAAGCCTTCTGCGTTTGATAGAATCAATGTTCGTAGATTGTTTATTGTTCTTGAAAAGGCTATTTCTACTGCCGCTAAGTTCTCTCTATTCGAGTTTAACGATGCGTTCACTAGAGCACAGTTCAAAAACCTTGTGACTCCTTACCTACGTAATATTCAGGGTCGTCGCGGTATTACTGACTTCTTGGTTGTTTGTGACGAAACAAATAATACTGCGCAGGTTATTGACTCTAACCAGTTTGTTGGAGACATCTATATTAAACCAGCAAGAAGCATCAACTTCATTCAGTTGAACTTTGTGGCTGTTGGAACAGGCGTACAGTTCAGCGAAGTTGTTGGCCGTTTCTAATAAATAGATAAAAGCTCAAAGGAGTATAATACAGATGCCATTTAATATTAGTGCATTTAAATCAAACGGTCTAGTGTATGGTGGCGCTAGACCGTCCCTATTTAACGTGTTTATGTCAGTACCTCCTGGTATAGGTATAGATAACGTTTCAGTAGATAAGTTCCGCTTTGTTTGTAGAACAGCTGAATTGCCAGAATCTAGAGTAGGAGCCATCGAAGTTCCTTACTTTGGTCGTAAGATTAAAGTTGCTGGTGAAAGAGTGTTCGCTGATTGGGCGGTTACAGTTCTTAACGACGAAGACTTTTCAGTTCGTTCTATGTTTGAAACTTGGTTGAATGCTTTAAATCGCCATGTTTCCAACGTTAGAGATCCTGCAATTGCTACAGAAAACTACAAAGTTGACCTAGATATCTATCAGTACGGCAAAGACGGTTCTACAATTAGAGCTTATCAGTTGATTGGAGCATTTCCTACAACTGTTGGTTCTATTACTTTGAATTGGGAAAGTGCTAACGCTATTGAAGAATTTGCAGTAGGCTTCTCATATGATTATTGGGTTCCGTTGGTTGAAACTTCTGATAAGAAAGCTGGTGGCGTAAATGCTTATGTTTCACAGACTACACAGGACGGAGTTAACGGTCCAAACTAATTTTACAGTTTGATATTTTGACGGGAGAGCTTAGTCTCTCCCAGTTTGGAGAAATAAATGGCAGAACTATTCGGATTTCAATTTAAAAGAGTAACTAAAGAGCCGGACTTACCTTCTTTTGCAGCATCAAAAGAAACGGATGATGGCGCTTTAGTTATTTCTGCAGGAGGAGCTTACGGAACTTACGTTGACCTTGATGGCACAGTAAGATCCGAAGCCGAACTTGTCACGAAATATCGCGAAATGGCTTTACAACCTGAATGCGATTCCGCTATAGACGAAATAGTTAATGAATCAATAGCTATCGACGAAAAAAACCTAGTAAAAATTATTTTAGACGATTTAAATATTTCCCCTCAATTAAAAGCTGTAATTAGCGCAGAATTTGACAATTGTTTAAAAATAATTGATTTCAACAAATATGCTTATGAAATTTATCGTAGATGGTATATTGATGGTAGACTTTACTATCATGTTGTTATTGATGATAAAAACCCAAAAGAA